GATGATGGTTCCACGCTCTCGCTGATCGAGGGCTACGACGCTTGGACTCTGCTGTGAGCGTGGAACCGCGGCGCGTGCGGGAGCTGTTGAGGGTGATTCTGGAACGGCCTGACTGGATGCGTCAGGCGCATTGCCTGGGTGTCGACACCAACCTGTTCTTCCCTGAGCGAGGTGAGCCGACGGCGTATGCGTTGTCGATCTGCTCCGAGTGCGATGTGCGGTTGCAGTGTTTGGCGTTTGCTATTTCGGGAGCGGAGCGTGAGGGAATCTTTGGCGGCACTTCGGCGCGTGCCCGACGGCGGCTGCGTGTGCCTGTCAAGGCGGCGTTGGCTGAGGGGCGGCTGTATGACATTGCGTGATGTTGACGAGCCTGCAGAGTTTCTGCGGCGGCTGGTTGCCCGACCTGAGTGGATGGCTGGTGCGGCGTGTGTCGGCGATGAGCGCCTGTTCAGTTCTGACGACGCGTCGTCGGCAGCGATTTTCGCTTGTGAGATGTGTCCCCTGATTCGTCGTTGTTTGCGCCACGCTGTGGCCCTCAGGTTGCCCCACGGGGTGTGGGGTGGCATGTCGCCGACTCAGCGTCGGCGCGTAAGGGCAGCCGTAATCAAGTCCATCAACAAAGGGAGATACCTCTGATGCCGAGTTCTGACGAGCAGCAGAAGTGGAATGCCGCCCAGGCGCGGGCGGTGGAGTACAACGCTACGGAGGGTCGCGCGTTGCGCGACATTGAGCGGGAGTTGCAGGAGTTGAACTCCAAGCTGGACGCTCTGTTGAAGCACCTGGGGGCGACATGACTCAGGTAGCGGACTGGGTGGAGCTGACAGCGTCGTGCGGTCGATGCGACCGGCGGGACAGTGTCAGCGTGCCGACGGTGAAGTACGCCGAGTGGAGGGGCGGTGGTGCCTTCGGGGTGGTGTTCTCCAACCTGTCGCCCCAACAGCGCGACATCCTGATCGGGTCGGATACGACGAGGCCGTTCCCGTACTACCTGTGCGCGATGTGTTGGGACAAGACGTTTGAAGGGGAGGAAGAATGATTGTCATCGTGGGGTTTGCCGGCATGCTGTTCGGGTCTGTTGTCGGTTATGCGGTGCGCGACATCGTCGCGTATCGTCGCCCGTTTAGACGCAAGATGCGAGCACTCGACAGGTACTGGCGGTCGTGGCCTGCGATGTTGGCTGACCTGGACGACGTTTCGTCGTCCTGATCGTTGCCAGTGGGACAGCATCGGCAGTAAGGTAGAAGTAATGCGATATGATCCGATTGTTCCCCCGTTCACCTTTTACTACCCTTTCAGGTGGGCGGGGGAACTCCCGAAAAGGGAGAAGAGAATGAGTGACGATTTTCCAAACCTGAGGGTGCTTTCATCCGAGGGTGCGCCGCCGCAGGAGCGGGTGGTTGACTGCCTGTTTGAGATTGGGCGCACGTTTGCGTCGCTCCATGACCAGTTTGAGCGCCTGTTCGTGGCGTACTCGGACGCTGTGCATGGCACTCCTGTCGATGAGTGACGGCCACCTGTTTCTGCCGGCGTTTGACGAGCTGCAACAGACCTTGGTGAGGCTCAAGCCTCGGGATCGGATGCGGATGAGAACGATGTTGGAACGCGACCTACAGGCGTTGCGGTCGGAGCTGTCTGATGCCCGCGAGGACGACATCGCAGGGCTGGTGAACGGGGGTACCCACAGCCAGGCTGAGGTCGGACGCTGGGCCGGTGTGAGCCGGTCCCGCGTCGCTAAGATTCTGCGTGCACGCGAGAAGAGGTTGCGCGCGAATGGTTCTATCTGATATATCTGATATCTGATGATGGCCCCGAGGGCCATCTTCTGATATCTGATACGGATCCCCGACGACTGTCACACCCTTCGTCTAACCTGTAGGCATGATCGAACACAGATTCCGACAGTCCTGGTTGAACTCGTTTCTGGATTGCCCTGAGAAGGCCCGCACCATCCGCAACGGAACCGCCATCGATGTGGCCGGCAGCAAGGCGGTGCGAGGCACCGCCGTGCATGCCGCTATCGAATCGGCGTTGCTGGCCCGCATGGACGGCAACGAGTTGGGCGTGGACGATGTCTTGGAGGTGTTCCACTGGTCGTGGGACAGCCTCGTCGACACCATCGGGAAGTGGAACAAGGGAGCTGAGACCCCTGAGGCGACCGTCCCGCTCGCCGAGACGATGGTCAGGGTGTGGCACGCCGAGGTGTTCCCCTACCTGAACCCTGAGGGTGTCGAACGGTCGTTCGAGTTTGTCCTCTACGAGGACGAGGGCCGTCGCATCATCCTGCATGGGACACGCGACCTCGACGAGGAGTATCTGACCTGGGATTGGAAGACCGGCCAGCATGATCCTGCGTGGGAGGTTCGACGCAACGACATCCAGTCGATGGTGTACACGCTGGCTCGGGGCCATGAGCGTGGCGACCTGGAGTCGCCGCAGCCGTTCCGCTACTGCTACCTGACCGACGGCTCGGTCGAGATTATCGATGTGACGCGCACTGCTCAGGACTGGGCTGCGCTGGTTCCGATGTGCAACTCGATTGCCGATCTGATCGAGGCGCGGTTGCCGTCGTGGCCGATGCGCTATGATGGCTGGAAATGTTCCGATGACTGGTGCCCGAACTGGGCTGCATGTCGTGGGCAATACTTGGGTGTCGGCTCTAAGCCGGCCAACTGGTGACAACAACGACAATCCCGAAAGGGGAAAATAATGAATGACAGAGAACGGGCGATCATCGCTCAGGTGGCCGCTAAGGCTGCTGCGGAGCTGTGCCACGGCATGGGTAGGGACGGCATGACCGACTACCTTGCCTGCTCGGAAATGGTGTTCAGCGACATCCTCGACAAGATCGGCGACGAACCAGCCGATGTGCACGCTGCTGCGGCTGCGCCTGTGATGCCTCCCACTTTGAGTCCTGTCGCTCAGACGCAGGCAGCGTTCCCTGGGGCCGAGGTCACCTCGGCCCCTGCTCCTGCCACACCGCCGCCGCCTGCTGCTGCGGCGAAGCCACCTGGGGGTGCCCGCAAGAAGAAGATGCTCGACGCCAACGGGTTCGTCACCGACGACAAGCAGGCAGCGTGGAACGTAGCGTTTCTGTGCGCCGGTCAGAAGACCGCCGACGGCAAGGTTGTCGTGTTCGACAACCAGCGCAAGAAAGCGTCGGGCGAGTGGAAGCCCAACGCAGCAGACTTCAACATCACAGAGGCGGGTGCCGCTATGTACGGATTGGGCAACAAGCGGATCGGCTTGTGGTTGTCGGATGCACCGACACACATCCAGGCCGGCGATGGTTCCATCCTTCCCTTCAACGTGGAGGACATGCACGCACGCTGCGGTGCGTAATGTCCGAGTTGCCCTCTCCCCTCTCCCCTGAGGAGATAGTTGCCCGACTGGAGGGGGTGTCCTCCGACCACGGCGGGGACACCCCCGACTACAAGTTCATCGAACCGACTGCTACGGCGTTCGATTCGTTCGTCGACTACGTTCGTAACGACGAGGGACGGTTCCTGCTCGGCTACCCCGAGGTTGACCTCAACATGCGGGGCCTGGCCCGCGGTGAAATGCTCCTCGTTGTGGGCCACTCGCACAACGGCAAGTCGCAGGTGTTGTACCAGGCCATAGTCAACGCTCTGTTGAACAGTGACGCCCACATTCTGATGTTCTCCCCTGATGAACCGCGTGAACTGGTCGCTCAGAAGTTGCATTGCATTGCCTACGGTCGCAACGGCGAGGAGTTGGAGCAGCAGATCAAGGACGGCAACGAAGCCGTGTTAGAAGAGGTTCGTTCGGCTGCACGCAACCTGTTTGATCGGATACTGATCAACGACGGGGCGTTGACGTTCACGCAGATGTCGGACACCCTCAAGGAGGCGCAGGACTACTGGGGTCGACACCCCAACTTCGCCATGGTCGACTACCTTGAACTGCAACCAGGGGAGTCGGACCACACAGGGGTGGTTGCCAAGGCGCAGGGGTTGAAGCGGTGGAGCAAGGAGGCTTCGATCCCGTTGGCGGTCGTGCATCAGGCGGGCCGTGGGTCTGGTGACCGGCACAAGCCAGCCATGATCACCGCCGGTAAGTACGGCGGTGAGCAGGAAGCTCTCGCTGTTCTCGGCGTGTATCGCAAACGTGACGATCCTGCGTTGACCTATGTGGAGAAGTGTTACCACTCGGTGTCTATCAATATTCGTGTCACGAAGAACAAGCGGCCACCGAACAAACTCGGCGACTTTGAATACTTTCTGTGTCCTCACACTGGTCAGATTCGCACCTATCGTGATGACGACATTCCTCCTGATGACAGGTACATGCGGTGAGTGACCGTGTCGCCATCGGCGACAAGTTCTGCCACCTGTTCCGAGGCAACGCTTTGGCGAAGGACACAGCCGACGGCGAGTTTCGACCGTGGCGCGGCGAGGATGGCACGCCGATGCC